TCAAAGCAATGGCGGAATGGATGGCGCTGCATCCGTGGATCGCAGCGGCAGCGCTGGTGATCCTGGGGGCCATAGCCTGGGCGGCGCTGCGTCGGCTATGGGGTTCGAGACACCGGCCGGCAACGGCACTACGGTTGCGGTCACAGCGGGAACAGGCGCGGTTTGATCCCCGGTCGACGGACTACCAGCCGCGCCAGTATCGACGGGCGAAGCGGCGCGAGCGGTAGACGGCGGCGGCGGCAGCACGTAGGGATTGAAGGGGCGCGACTGCATCCAGTCGCGGCAAGCCTTGTCCCCCACCTCGGGCAGCCGCGAGCCATCGCCCGCGAAGCACGTGCATTCACCCCGAATGCACAGCGCGCCGGCGATGGTGGGCATGTGCACGACATGCCGCAGGTGGTCATAAGCCGGCGCCGTCCAGGGACGATCCGACAGGCGCGGGGCGAAATCAACGCGCTCATCAGGCGGGCCGCCGACGACCACGGGCGCAGTCGCTGGCGGGGCCTGAGGCGGCGCTGCTGCCGGCACAGGAGGCACCGCTGGCGCGGGCGCAGCGGCCACGGAGGCCGCAGGCGCCACCTTGGCCTGAATCATCTTCCAGGCTTTCCAGCCTAGGAAGCCGGTAAGGCCCAGGGCCGCAACCATGACCACCAGCATCCATGGCACGGAGCGCACAGGCTTGACGTGCATGGAGGCGCTTTTGTACTTGGCAAAAACGCGCTTCGGGAGCCGGTAGCGCTTCTTGATCGGGGCGTTTTTCCAGCCGGTGCGGCAGTTGTCGGCGCACTCGGGCCACTCGTACCACCAGCGGCCCAGGATGCCCAGGTCGCGCAGGTGCACGTGACGGCCGACGAGGGCGCGGACGTTGGAATCGACGAGGTTGGGCCCCTGGGTGATGACGTAGACATCCAGGCCACGGTGACGGTGGGTTTCCAGGGCTGCAACGTGGTCGGGCACCTTCTGGCCGGGGCCACGGGGCCGCCACACACGTTGCACCTCGTCAATGATGATGACGGCGCCATCAGGCACCACTTCGGGCCAGCGCTCGGGCTCGTCAAGCACCTCATGGGGTATCGCGAGCTCGGGAATACCGTTCACGTAGAGCTGCCTGCCCTGCCCCAACTCTTCGAGCATGGCGACAAGGGCGGCGCTCTTGCCGGTGCCGGGGGCGCCAGTGATCAGCGTGATCATGTCGCCTGCCCTGCCCCGCCCGTCGTCTGCAGCGCGAAGCGCTTCATCACCATCCAGGCGAGACCAGAAACGATTCCCCCGCTGGTGATGGCCATGGCTTCGAAGAAGCCGGACATTGCCAAGAGCTGGAGAACTTCGGGCAGCAATCCGGTGAATGCACCTTTGGCTGCATTCAGGGCGCCAGACAGGGCCGTATCGGCCCCTTCATACGTGGTGTAACCGAAGCCCAGGGCCACGAGGACGCGCGACACCAGGGGCCAAGAGATTTTGGCGAGCCATTCGGCGATGCCTTCCATTTAATCCCCCCTTCGGGTGAGGCCCATGAACGCCAGGACGGCGGACAGGTAGGCGAAGCCAATCAGTATCGGGCGGATGCCGGTTGCGAAGTCGCAAAGCAAGTCCCATCGGAAAGCCATTTGCTTTCCCATGATGACGAATTCCTTTGGAGCGGGACAACTACCGTTAGCAGGGCCGAAACCCTCCTCGCGGTTGATTGCAAGAGGAACCGTGCTTTGTTGCAGTGGCGTCGGGGTCAAGGTGCCGAGTTTTTGGCAGGCGACAATATCCGGGTGTTTTTCGCAGAGGGATTGCTGATCTTCGGGCTTTGGCTTGTCGTTTTCGCCTGGTTCGTTTTCTTCACCTTGGGACGGGTCATTATTATTCGATGGGCGATTAACGGGCTCCAAATCGACACGCCAGGGGTTATCTGGTTCTGGCGAGGGATTAATACGAATTCCGGGCCTTATGTACGGCTGATTTTGCGGCGATGGCTCGCCGTTAGGGTTGTAATCCGGGTTAGGCAATGGGTCACCCATTGGGATAAACCTGGGGCGATGCGACGGAGAAGGCCCGGGCTCGGGATTTACCCAAGGGCCGGGCGTCGGCTCAACGGGTAAAGGCGTCGGATATGGTAGCTCGCTAGGAACGGATTCCGGCATGGGCGTACCTGATAATCCATCCTCAAATTGAGGCTGTTGAACTGCTGGACTTAAGCAACCGGCAGGTGTGGCCTGCCATCCTGCTGGACAGCTTTGACCAGTACTGGCCCTTTCCCTGCTAACGTTACCAAAATTCTGCGGAGCCCAATTGGGATAGTTCTTATAACCGTGAAGACAGTTAGCACTATTCTCCGAGACTATCTCAGCGCGAAGAAACGGATAAGCATCGGTATTAGTCACGAGGGCTGCATGTGCAGCTCTACATGCAGCATCAGCAGAGGGATAGCTATTGCCGTTATACGTCCAATAAAACTCATATTGCTCCCCCTGCTCGGCCACTTGTCGCCAGACCTTTTCGACTTCATCCCAAACATAATTCGCAACGCCCAACCAAGTAGCAATACCTAATGCAGCCCTTAAAGCGGGATTGGCGAATATTACGCCAGCAGCAACGCGGGGGGCATTTGCAGCAAGACGGTAGGAAACCGGCATTGTTACTAGCCGGCCAGGGACCGGAACCCTAAGCCCATTGGGCTGATGAACGGTTCGACCGAACCAGCTATCGTTAGCGGATGTGGCATACCCGTACCCGCCGCCAGTGCGAGAAAACCCGGCAGGGTCAGCGGGGTATGCATAGCCAGCATGAGCAGCACCGCACAGGATGGCCAGAGCGGCGACTACCAGCGCCCGCAGATCAGCCATGCTGCCCCCAGGACGCCGACGAACGCGGCGAAGAATTCAGGTGTTGCCATCGTCTTTATCCCCTACGTGCCAGACGGTGCGGGCAATGAACACGACCGCATAGACGGCGAGCCAGACGCCAGCGACTGACCACCCGAGGGACAGCCCGTCTTCAACGCCGAGCAGGTTGCACGGCTGGGCCTGATAGGCCGCCGTGACGGTAATAGGAGCGCCGCCGCCCACTGGACGGAGCGCGTAGGAAATGCCGCTGTCAGACAGCGCGGCCAGCTCAACCACATGGGCCGAGCCGCCATGCTGAACAACAGCGCCGAGCTGCGACGATGCCGCAGCCTGGGCCGCCTGCGTGGCGGTGCCGTAGCAGGCGGCGCCTACTTGGAACGCCATGGGCCTATCCCTGCGGAGCGCATGAAGCGCACCGCGAACAGCGCCACGCGCGCCGATAGCACCGCAGCCGACACGATGGCCGCATTGAGGCCCATTTCGGCCAGCAGCGGCGCTATGGCGGGCATGCCTTACAGGCCCTTGCGAATGAACTTGAAGGCGTACACGGCCACGACAGCGGCCAACACGATGCCGGCCACGGTCAGCGCGTCGGCGCTCAGGTCATCGAGGGCGGTTTGCACGTTGGCCGGCACGGCGGCGTAGGCGCTGCCAGCGGTTGCAGCCAGGGCGGCGGGGATCAGGGCCAGACGGGCCTTCACAGACTTGGTCATTTCAGTTCCTTTCGAGGTTATGACCGGTGCGGGATTGCACCCGGCAGGGCACGGCGCTTCACAGCGGTGGCACCCTGGCGGCTGGAATCACGCGGGGACATGGGGACGGTCTCCAAGCCACGAGAACGGCCCGGATGGATCAACGCGGCGCGGCGTGTGCCGCACTCGGATAAAGCTGCGAAAACCAGCGCCTGTTGGTGCGAACTCAGAGAGCAGAAGCTCGCCCGTTTCGTCATTTCGATAGCCGCCTCCCGGCGCAGGTCGCCAGCGCTCGCAGACCGAAGCATTGCCCTGCACATACGCAGGCCACAGAACCCAGCGGCGGCAGCTGCGGCCAACATCGTCCAGGCCTCCACAGCCATGAATGCGTGCACCATGCGGATAGCTCCCAACGGTTTTGCTCTCCACCTTGGAGGCGTATTTCATGAGGTAGGCGACGGGGGCGCGGGCCTTCAGGCGGTTGCTCATGCCGTGCGGCCACATGGGCGGCTCAACGTGCACGAGGCCGCGGCGGTCGGTGCGGCGCCATGCGGTATCGGGCTTGGGCGGGGTCAGGCCACCGGCCAGCCAAATCACAACGTGGTAGTGAATGACGCCGCGCTGCTGAAGCTCGGCCACCCAGGCGTAGCGGACGGTTTTGGAGCCGGTGCGGGCGTAGTGCCAGCGGCGCAGGCCGTCCAGATACCGGCTGATGTGCTCGGGGCGCCAAGCGCTGTTGTCGCCGCGATAGGTGAGGGTCTGCATCCAGACCTGTTGGTTGCGCGGGCCGGCGTTGTGCAGGGCTTTGGCGGCAACGCCCAGGGACTTACGCAGGCGGGTTACGCGGCTGGCGTGGCGGTCAATCTCAATGACGTTTTCCGCCCAAGCAACGACCGCCGGGGCGGTCGTGCAAGTTGTTGATACTGAGACAAGCCCAGCCTTCGCGCTTCGCGCTGCGGCTTCTCGCGCGGTGCGCTCGGTAGAGCGCGCGCGCAGCCACTCAACGGCCTGCGCGCGGCGCGCTGCGCCGGCTGCTGCGGGGGTGGGCGTGCCGCGCATGGTCAGCAACCCCAGCCGATGACATGGCCAGCCCACGCGCGCAGCTTGGCGTCTGCCAAGTCAACGCGGCGCAGGTAGTCGGGGTGACGGTGGGGGCGCTCCAGCAGCTCGGCCAATCCGAGCTTGAGGGCGTAGAGGCGTTCGGCCTGGGCGGACAC